ATTAATGTGATCCACTTGATTGACCGGCATTTCACCTGTCATATATAGAAACGCGAGCCGGTGCGCACCATACTGGCGTTTATTGATTCCTGATGTATTGGGTGGTGTTGTGCCTCCAGTCGTTGATTGCTTTCCAGTCTTTGCAAGTATCTGATCCAGCGTGGGTGCTGGGGTGAATGTTTTACCGCATTTAGCGCAGTGCCACCACGGATTCACGACTACGCCGTAGGATGGCTCCTCCCCTCGTATCACCGTATGGTGTTTGCATTTGTCACTCATTCCCCTTGCTCCTGTGGTGCTGGGCGAGGAAGAATAAGTTTATCAAGTTGGGTCATCGGCCCGAGAACGTGGGGCCGCGCGGCTATAGCAAGAAATCTCCAGGCACTATCTCAACAGCAACGGTACACTGCGACCAGTTGTCACCCAGCTTGGTCAATTGAATGGTGGAGATAAACCGCACCCGCTGCACTGATGTTATGTTGGTTGGTGTGCCGGCCGATACCATGGGCATCCTGAAAAACTGGTAGGCCTCATTAGTAACCCACTGCTCCCAACTCAATAACAGGTCGTTTTTCATCTTGAACGTGAGGCTGGTTTCTATGGTCGGTGAGTTGTTATTCAATATCTGGCTGGCCTGGGCAGTAGGTACGCTGGTCCTGACCAAGCCAAAATCAATAACGCCCGAATAACTGCCAGTTTCGGGGAGCGGGAATCCTGGTGGGTAATCTATCATGGCGTTACCAAATTCAATCGTAATTCACCCGAGACACTGACGCGCACCTTATCAAATGCCTCGTAGTTGTACTGGATGGGGGTGACAAAGCGTACATCGCCCGGTTGCTTTACGCCATAAAACCTATCCAGTTCAATGGTAAAGTAATCATAGCCGTACAGGAAAACCCACTGCATCCATTCATCAAACGTGTCGGTACCCATGATGAATTCCAGTGACACTGAGGATCCGTTAGCCAACCATGTCCTGCGCTGTCTTGTCCACCCGCACTCCATCTGTGAGCGGTCTTGGTATACCGTCATCTCTTGCCCATATTGCCATGTGGGCTGTGGGTAGTCTGCTGGATAAATCAATCTATTGGCTCCCTATGGCGGTGTGCAGAAAGGATCGGGATCGACGTAGCTTGTCTTGTTTTGCGCCCATGCCTGTATCAGCGCTTCAATTTCGGTGTCCGTCTTGTAGGTAGGATCATAACCGAGATCCTTGATAATGATATTCTCCGTACCAGACCCACTACCCGTGCCGATTAGAAACTTATTGGGGAATACAGCGGAGTCTGCCACTGATCCGGTGATGGTAGTGACATACCCATTCACACCATACAAGTGCGCCTCGTACGGTCCGGTGCCAGAGTCCATCTTAAACGCCACGACTAACAGTGCGCCGTTTGTAAAATCAAACCCTGTTGACCAAGTATGAATAGTGCCGCCCCTAACCTGCAGGCTTAATGATGAGGGGCCTGTTATGCCAATCGTCACATAGTTGGAAGACGTTGCAATTCCCATATTTATTAGATTCTGCGTCCCAGCAATACGCTTGACGATACACCCTACCGTAAAGCTGTAGGCGCCATAGCCCGAGAATGGAGGCACCCCGCCCTGATTCGATCCGCGGTAGACGGTACCCTGCACCCTGCCACCTACCGGCGGACTGCATTCGTTGATGGGCGTTACCATCGGCTGCTGGTTATTCACTACCCCGAACGTGCCAAGGTCATTGGCGGTGTTCAGGTTGTTGACGATAGACGATCCCTGCAAATCATCAATAGGCCAGTATTCCTGGAAGAAGTTGGCGGCAGCATCTTTATAGGCAGAGCAGGAGTAGATATTGCAAGTGGTCCCGCCCATATGAGCAGGGGCGCCGACATAGATCAACTCGGAATAGGTCTGGGCCTCGATCTCAAACCGCGTCCCGCCTTTGGGTGTGACTCTGGACACGACAAAGTCCATTATCATGGAATCCTCATCGCCATAGACGTAGCTGGTAGGCTCGCGTCCGTCCATATCGTGCAGGACAATGTCCACCGGAGCAGAGGAGAATACGATGATATTGGGTGTTGCTCCCATCGTGACAGTGTAAGGTCCGTTAGGTTGGCCCCTGTCGTTTCTGAGCATCACCAGTCGGCCAGGTTGCCAATCCAGATTCTTGTCCACCCGTACCGTAGTCGCGTTGATAAGCTCCACAATCACGCCTGACTCGCCCCACAAGGGCATGGGGAAGCTCACGCCGATACGGTCCCCGAAAGCGACCAACCAGCCGTCAAGCTCGGTCTCAAACCGCACCAACTTTCTGCGGTTGCCCTTCACGTTATTCAGGTACTGGGCCATCTGCTGGGCATAGGTGGTATCGGTCACGCCCCACAAAGTGTAAGTATCGGGATATTCGGGGACCGGTGAGAAGGGGAAGGTCTCGTATCTGGCCTCAAACGTATCAGGGTCGCTGTAGGATACCTCTATGCCGTCGTAATCGCCGCTGGTGTCAAAGTTATAGGTCAGGCTGAGTGAATCCTTGATGATGGTCGCCGCGTTAAACAGGGCGATTCTGGCGCCTTGTGCGCGTTCGATGACGACATCGGTCAACCCACCGTTATTCACCACCCTGCCTGCCACAGCAGACGCAATCCTGCCCATGGCCTCGTAACCCGTCCCTCTCTGGTCAAAGGCGCCATTGATGTAGGGACCGGATCCCAATGCCCAGGTAGCCTCCAGTGATGTCACATGGGGATCAAGCTCTGACACAGACCGCCCCAGCCCATATTCGGTATTCGTCCAGACGTCCTTTATGGCCGTCATAGGGTTATTACCCAACAGGGTAGGTATGGATGGGTCCAATACCCTTGTCGCCCTCACCCTGATGCGTGAGCGAGCCGCACCGGCTAACCCTTGTGTTGCCTTCATCCTGATTGCCAGAAGGCTCACAGGGCCGTAGGTGGCCCCCACGGTGGTATCCAGCACCACAATCCCACGCACCGCGATCAGACTGGCATCTGCGGTCGTTTTCTGTCCACCCCAACCTGCAATGTATTGGGCGGTGACTTCATAGGCGCCGGCGGTTAACAGCCCCGAGTCGATAGACGTCCTCACGGGGGAGGTAGTCCGTCCAGAGGTTGTCTTTTCGACTTCAACGGGTAGCCCGATGGGTAGGTCGGTAATCTCATCAATGCGCTGGACACTGATGCCGAGGGTTACAGCAGTCTCTTTTATGTCCCCGTCCGATCCATCAACGTAGTACAGCCCCCGGGGGAACACAAAGTCACAGATCACGCGGTTAATCGGTTGCCCCAGTTTCTGGCACCGGAAGGGACCGGCAAACTGTCCGTTGGTCGTCACATTCAGAAGGTAGACGGGGGTAGGGTCAAGCGGCGCCTCGGTAACGATCTGGTTTGCGTCTCCGACCTTCTGGAAGATGGTCATCGTTGCGCCATTGCGGATAATGGAGCCTATCGTAAACGTGCTGTTATTCAGCGTCGTACCGGACAGGGTAATAATATCCCCAACCTGCAAATCCAGTGCGCTGTTGACGTTTTCAAACCTGCCCAGTATTACTCCGCCTGCCCCGTTGGTGGTCTGGGCATACGCGCTGCCCTCGAAAGGGGCTTGTATCTGCGTGTCGGTAATGGCCTGGCTGAATTCATAGTTATCCACTTCAGGGGAGGTAAAGCAATTCTCCCAGAAGGGGAAGGGGACTGCAGTACCTGCGACCTTGGCGAGGATATCCGCCTCAATCACGCCGGCAGTAGAGTTGTGGTCATCGGGGGAGTACACCCAGTACTGCACTGTCCCTGGCGATAAGATAGTGACAGGGGTATCGCCAATCGTAATGCTGATGTTTTCAAAGTACCCGTTGCCGAGGCACAGCAGCTCATCTATAAACTGGTCGTTTGAATCCCCCGAATAAAAAGCATACGGCACACTGGCAAAGCTCGGGGGGTAGCTGACTGTCCCGTAGATAACCTCGATAGGCTCGCCAAGCCTTGCCGAGTTACGGGTAGGACTCAGGGAATAGACGCTTGACTCGTCTGCCCCGTTCGGCGCCCCAGGCACATCAGGCGCAAAGATCAGGTTGATGACATAGCCAATAGCAAACGCGATCAGGGCTTGTATCAGGTAGGTGCCGAGTGCCGCCATGGTAATGCCCGGCATCACTAGCATGGTGATCTGCTCATGCTCGCCCACCTCGTAATCGAGGTTCTCAATGGCGAGTTCTTCAACCCCGACAAATACCCGCAGCACACCGTCAAACCCGCAAGGGTATTCACGCTGCAGGAAGTCGATTAATTGCGTCCCTGGCGCGATGGGGTATTCGACTTTAGACGCCGCGTCCAACGGGTTGAAAAATATTCGGACAATACTCACGGGGTCCACTCTCCGAATACAATATTCTTGAAGGATGCCTTAAACCTTACCATGGGTTGGTAGGTGCTGGCGAAACCGCGTACCGAATGAAGCACACCCCCGCCAAAATATAGGCCCATGTGGTGGGCCGCTTTGAAGTTGGAGCAGATCACAAAGCACCCATCTACCGGATCCTCTATTGGCTCCCAGGCGCCGCTGGTCAGCTCACCTGTTATCAGTTTATCAATGAGTGAAATATCAGGCTCATCAATCGCCCAGTCGGGTAATTGAATCCCGTACTGCGCCTGGTAGACCAGTTTACACAGTCCGTAGCAGTCAAGGCCTTTAATGTCTCGCCCGTTGAATACATAGGGGATCCCCACATAAGTGTTGATCCACCGCAAATCGCCTATCGTTCTGGTCATCGTGAGAGTCCGGGGAATCGTTCAACGGTGTAGAGTTTAGACGGGAATGGCCTATTGCGTAAGTTGGTCAGCCCCGCCTCAAACGTAATAATAAATTGGGTGGCTGTGACGCTGACAATGTCCAACACCATCGGTGGGTCATTCTGTACCGTGGTGCTGTCGTCTGACAGGTAGACGCGGTAGGTCAATATGATCGGTGTCGTGGGTGTCAGTGCCAGCGTCTCCAGAGAATCCATTAAGACCCGGTCAGCGTTATCAATCGCCACCTGTAGCGCGATGGCGCCATCACCTGCCGCCTGCGGGGGGACGACATAGAACGGCACAAACTCAAACACCTTAACAGTAACGCCGTCCTCCAGCGTACCTGTCCAACCGTCGCGCTGGTTGGTGATGTACTTGGAAGGCACAAGGCCAGGATGCTCAAGGCTCAGGGTTTCAATGTACTGCCTCGCTACCGGCGCCGTGGTGTAAACCGCTTTCAATGCGTCAGAGATCGCCACTAGTAAACCCCTCGACCACGACCCAAGCTGTACGCCCTTTCCATCGAGTCGGATACCTCATTGCCTCCCCGCTGAATAGCCTGGGACACCTGCTTCATCACCACGTCAATAGTAAGGCCCTGCTCTGTCTGCCGCGGCTTCACTTCCACGCCTGCGGCCATGTTATTCACTGTGACGTTCATGCCACCACCGGCTACGCCCAACTTGCCGTCCCTGCCTCTCGATAAGGGCATTATCGCTTCTGGACTACCTGCCTCACCCATAAGTCCCATGCCTTTAGCCATCGGGAAAATAGTAGGGCCGTTGACGATACCGCCTCGAGCAAACGGAATCACATTGCCATTCATAAAGGCGTTGCCATTAGCATTGGCAAGACCCTTACCACCATTGGCAAATGAATTACCGATCTTATTCATGGTTGTGCCGCCAGCTCCACCGAATGCCGAGAATATCGCCTGATACGCAATTAACTTTAGAATCTGTGCAATGACGACTTTTGCCATATCCTTAAAGCCTTCACTGATGTCCTGTGTCCCCATCAGCACACCATCCAGCATAGTGTCGAAAGAATCCTTAAATATGTTAAGTGCTTCAGTTTGCAGCGACCATCCCGCCAACCCCTCCTCCATCGTGACCTGTGCTTTAACCATGCCCTGTTCGTACTTCTCTTGAGTTATAAACCCAGCTTCATAGGCTTGATTTAGAAACAGCACTTCCTGAGCATAAGCCGCAACCTCTGGATTAGCTTTGGCCCATAGCTCGTTCAGCCTTTCCTGCTCCTCTGCCGCCTTGCGCTCCACCTCTGCAAGGTACTTCATGTTTTCAGCCGCTTGTTTTATGGCAGCAGGATCAACACTTACCCGATAAAGGCCAGGACCCTTTGCTGCCTTACCTGCTTTAGGTGGCGTACCCCCGGCAAGGTCTCCAAGACTACCCGCCTGATCTGCAACACTCAGCGACTTGTTGAGGCTATCTTGTGCATTTTTTACCTCGTTAATGGATTTAACAAAGCCGTAGAATTCCTGTGACGCTCCCGCCGTTCCTGTCCCAAGTGCAACCATCTTTTCATTAAGCTGGTCTATGGTCAGGTTGCCTTTTTCAAACTCAGCAACGGTATCCTGCAGCGCCTTGGCGGTTGTTTCGTCAATGCGGAACTTATCTTGTAAGCCCTGTGTTTCGGGAAGCCCGGCAATCCCTGCCATGGTCTTTTTAGTATCCTCCAGCACATAGTTAAAAGCCTTCACCCTTTCTTTAACCGCAGGCAGTGCGGCAAGTAATTTAATAAAGCTAGGGTCATTAACCTCTTTGATTTCTGTACCTATCGCTTTAAATGTGTCATCAAGCGCCGCCTGTGCTGCGGTATTCTTAAACCTTAACAGGGCAAGCTCGGACTCCCTAATAGCAGTCGTTGATTTATTCCAGTTATCAATCCACGACTTGA